TGATGTCCCTAACGGGCCAGGTGTTCCTTGAAAACTAAGAGTTTGCATGTAGCTGTTTATAACATTTTCACTGTCTTGGACGTTTGTTTTGTAATCTAAACTTTGGTAATAATATCCGTCTAGTGTGCTATCAGTAGCAACATCTGTAATTGACACAAAATCTTTATATACTAGGCCTCTTCCTGAATCTGAATTAGTATTACCAACCGCATACGGATTACTTGATTGAATAAACCAATATCCGCCCCATGAACTAGATGTTGTAATTGTTTCATTAGGACCAATACGTTGATATTCACCAACAAAATCATTTCCATCAATAAACAAACTATTTGCTGTTGGAAATAATCCATTAACAGCATTAACATATATTGTTAATTGAGCGGATTCATTGTGCGTGTAAACTACTGTACCAATTGCTCCTTGTGTAGTAACCTTATCTCCAATAGCAGGAATATTATTAGATGCATCAACATAAAGTATTGCATCTATTTTTTTAGTAATAGTATGTTCAGACTCTAGATATGATTTTGAGATATATGGTACAGTTCCATCAAATGGTGATCTGTCTACAAGATTAAGTTGGGTTTGGTTAGCGTTTGCTAAACTATTCCATCTTAAATATATTTGATCTCCAACACCCGATCCGTCAAACATAGATTTAGGAGCTCTGAGTAAGAAGTGATCAGTTGTAATATTTTTGAAAGGATAGTCACCTGTAAGTATTACTGGTATTTCTTCAGCGGTTTGTGAATAATTATTAAGTGCGTAGTTTATTTGTGCAACACTATCAAAACTGCTAAATGTAATATTTGACACAGCACCTAAAATAGCTTCGTCAGCTTGCCATAAACTATTATTTAAACGTACTATGTCGCCTGCTGAATAATTTGAATTTGTGTCAAAACCATTTTTAAAATTAGTTTTTACACTAGATGCATAAGGTGCACCAACAATAATATATTTTGCATCTTCACTCATTGCTACACTATAACCAAATTTTTGTCCTGCACTAGCAATATTTTCATCAGGCTCTAAAACTTGGTATAAAGTATAATTTAAGGAATTACTTGCTCTATTGTATATGTAAACTTGTCCATCACCTTTGTCTGGTGCTCCTACAGCAAGTTTAACATTTCTACTATCAACTGCTATTGCAGTACCAAAGTTGTTTTCTGTTCCAGTTTCGCTATTTGATAATTCTTGTTGAACTGTAAACTTGTTTTTATTCTGTAATACTACCCATTTATTTTTGCCATCGTTGTCTATCCATAACTTTTCGTCAGTAGCAACTTCTTGTTCAGCAAGTGTGTTTGCTGCAGTAAGATTAGGGACTCTCACAGGAATAAATGCACTTATTCTACCTTCACATTCATCAACTGTATTAATTGTACTTGTAGATTCAAAAACAATCTTATTTAATGCAACTGATTTAACCTTAAAAAATCCTTCGATAGGAGCAAGTGTTTGCGTTAGTGTTTGAGTACTATCAAATGCACCTGGTGCATATGTTTTTATTAATACATTATATAATCCTAATATGTCGCCTGTGTTGATGTCTAAAGGAGTAGCATTTACAGTAATTGTAAATTCGCCTGACCCTGTTTCAACTTTTTCTATCTTGTAGTCTTTTTGTACATGTTGTAAAACAGACCAATCTTCTTTTAAATTTCCTACCCACACATAGTCTTGATTATCAATGTCACTAAAATTTTTAGTTAAAATATCATCATATTTGCCGACTACTAAATTAACATCCTCTGGATTAACATAGCCAGCATCTTTTGTGTAGCCTTTTGAAATATATTTTGCCGGGAAAGGTGAATGATCGTAGTTGTTAGGTTTTAAATACGTTTCATATTCTTTTATTCTGTATACTAAATCAGTTTCTAATCCAGTACCTGTATTTGTAAGTAAGATAGGCTGAGGATCACTTCTAAATTGTGTTTCATCGAGTAAATATTCAACTTCTTCAAAACCCTCTGAAGCACCATACTGGCCGTCTTTAATTGCCCATTCTTCAAAAAAGTCTAAACTTTCTTGATCAGCACTTGCTAAAGCATCAAATAGTTTTGTTAAAGAATTTTTAGATCCTTTATCTAATATAAACCCTTGATAAAACTTATACTGGCTTACATCATCATTTATTATGTTTTCTAAGTAAGTACGTTTTTGATATCCGATCAAATGCTGTGCTAAACGTTGTTGCTCAGTATCAAAATTGTCGCTATCTAAATCATAGAAATCACTAAATTGATTTATTTTGTAGTCAAAGTTTGTTAACAATCCGGGAGTAGGTTTTTGATCTAACCTATTCCAACTTGATGCGTCAAAGAGTAATGTTCCGGAAATTTTCTTATCTGCACTATAATAAAACTCTTTATGTTTTACTAGGTCACCAATAGTATAATCTTTCCAGGCTTCCCATTCAACTGCAACAGCATTGTCAAATATAAATCCTGGAATATTTAAACTACCATTCCAATTATCTGTTCTATATCCTAAAACTTTTATTCTTTGTTGTCTATAGCCTGGAGCAGGATCATAAATTACATCATTAAATACTGTCTTGTTATCAATAAGCAATACATGTTCTTTTTGAACTAACGGAAATCTTACTGCAAAAATACCATCTGCAGAATTTACAACACGAACTGTGCATTCATTTTCTATACCCTTTGATATGCGGATAAACTCATTGTTTAATTTTTTGCCGTCGGCCTTTAATATACTGTAGCCAAAAAATGTATCATATATATTATCTACAATACTATAGTCAGTTATTAATTTTAATTTTTGTGCTCCAGGGCTTATTGTAATAAGAGTGCCTGCTGCCCAATTTTGTGTAGTCCAAAACATAAACTGTTTAGAAGCTGTTGCCCAGTTTGCAACTTCATTTGAATCCGGTAACAGTTCATCAAATACAAATCCAAGTTCATTTAAATATTTTCCGTAACCGTATAGAAAATCTACAACTTCTTGTAATGTAGAAAGTTTATCACCATAATTTAAAACACTAGTGTTTGTTTCAAACACACGAGGCATAGTTGCTACTGCACCTCCAATTAACGGTACTTCAGGAATACTAACAAATTTACTTGCATCAAAATTTGTCAAACTAGTATGAGTTGTTTTTACTCTATAAAATGCGTTTGATTCTTTTACAATCTGTCCTACAGTGTAGGTTTTTTCACTATCCCAATTCACATATGATTCTGATATTCCGCCTACATTGATTACTGGGTCGCTTGATTGCGTAATTCTTTTGTAGTATTTAAAATTAGGCTCAAAATTATCGTAGCCTGTTATTACATATCCGTCTGCTTGTTTTTCGGCAATAACACCGCTGTAGCTTATTGTTTGAATAGGACTACTTGTGTTTAAGATTAATTCATAATTTTCATTAGGTACAAAAACATTGCCTTCGTTAGTAGGAGATCTAGAATCTAATATTAATCTAAATTTCTTTTTGTCTGAGTAGCCTGCTATTTTACTACCAATTTGGTTTTGAATATTTTTTAAATTTTTCTTATAATTAGTATATGACTCGATAGTGTTGCTTGTCATATAGTTGGCAACATAATTTATAAGGCCACTAGTAAATATCTGTGTTGTATCTTCTATGGTGTTTGGAAATACAATATTTTCTAATTTAATAGGTATATGAGAATTACCATATATAATTTGTCCTGCTAAATTTCTTGTTTGTCTAGATCTATCAAATCCGAATGAGAATATATTATTAGGTTGATTTTGCACCCAAGCAGTAATTAGACTAAATGGATATTCAGAACTTCGTCTCCAAGCCGACTCAACTGGACCTCCGTCGCCGAATGTCCAATTATTTGTAATAGTAGAAGAATTAAAATTATCAATTAACCCTGTTGCGTTTGGATCAAGAATATTTCCTGAATCATCTACAGGAATATGTTGTTTTAAATTAGGTCTAATATAATTTTTATTAACAACTATATTCTTTTTAGGTTCTCTAATAATACCTTGTTCTAAATCTTGCCATAATACTTTATTATTACGTGTATATGGTGCTGGGCCATATTGTGTTTCCCACCAAGTAGGTTTTATACTAAATCCTAACATTTCCCAAGGATTGGTATGTGGACGATCAGTATCAAACGCATACATAAACACTTGTCGCCAATGTCCTGGTAAAGACTCTCCTAAATTTTTATATACTGCACTTGAATAATTAAATGTAAATGCATTGTTCCTATCAAAATAACTATTGTTAACATAATCTCCATCAACTAATTGATTCCATTGAATGAAATCTGCTGTCATTGAATAATTTAGCTCTTTTCTAGTAAAACCTGTTTTTCTATGCAGGCCTGGCACAAATTTGTTTATATCTAAAAGATCAGCATCATATTTTATTTTAATATTGTTGTAAATTCTTAATTCTAATTCAAGTAACAAATTATCTCTAAAATCATTAAAACCAACAAACTTACTTCCGTCGTGGCCTTCAATAACTGTTACAGGATTAATAGGAGTATTATCTGTATAAATCTTTGGTTCAAAAGCAGGGTAAAGGCCTAACTTAGTAGGTGTTGGAGGCATAAAACTAGCATTAGTACTGTCATATTCATAAACATCAATTACATCATTAACTGATTTAGTAGCAGTAATGTCAACAAAACCTTCAGAATTAAAGATATAATCTTTACTATGAGTAAGTTGAGAACCATTTAGGTAAACCTGTACAGCTTTTCTACTTAAGGTTGACATTGAAAAAGGTTTACTCAAAGCAAAATATCTTTCACTTGTATCTAAAACAGTATGCGAAGTTTTTATTGATCCGCCTTGCGGCACCATATCACTGAAATAAAACGGCATACTAGATGTTTTATCCTTATTCATTTCTTTAAGAATTTGGTCTACGTGTTCTTTTACCGGGCCTTCAAAACCTAAAGTATCAGCTGTAGATAAAAACTGTCTTTTAAATTTTCCGTATTCTCTTCTAGAATGTCTAATAGCCTGTACTATGTTAGCACTTTTATCAACTAAATGATAAGTTGCTAAATTTATAGGACCGCTGTGTTTTAAAAACTTTTTGCCGTATAAACTTATATTTCCTATATCTCTTAAATTACTTGGACCTGGAAATATTCCTGTAAAATTATTAACTTCTTCAACTATAGTAGAAACATGATCATTAACTTCACCTAAAGTAAATTCAGTTACGTTTTCATTTAATGGATTTCTTTCTAAGTTTTTAGCAATCTCATAATAACCATTTGCATTTTTAGGATATTTGCTTCTTGTCTTCAAAACAATAACATCATCAATACTTAAACTATTTGTAAATGTTATATAAGAAAAACCGTTTGCATCTGCATTTACAGTATAATCTGTGTTCTTAAATTGTAACTTGTTATTTAAATATACTCTTAACCACAAATCATTAATATAATCTATGTCATTGTAAACGTCAATAAAAAAATTGTCGGTTGTGTTGTCGTAAATATATTGTCTAATTATTGGTTGGTTACTTAGTTTACTAGTTTTTAACCATCCATTGACATATCCAAACGTACTAATATCAGTATATTTTCTTAGAAATCCTGTATCAGTTTTTGTTGTGTATAATACTGTTCCTATTTGATATGTAAATTCATCACTTGTTAAATCAAAATTAAAAGTTATATCACCAGTGTTTGTAATATTTCTATAAGACAAAGGAAATCCTAATTCAGTGTCATTAGTTCCTGTTCCGATTTTGTAAGAAAATATTTTATTTCCAGAAAAAGTTGTAGAGTTAAATTTTGTTGTATCACCAAAAGCGTTTCCATTTTTGTCAAACATGTCAAATAACGGCTGTTGATTAATAGCAGTTTTTTGTTGGCTTTGCTTCCAATCTGTTCCGTCATAACTATAAAATTTACCGCCATTAGCAGTTCCAAATTTTACAAAAACATTTTCGTTTAATACCGGAACTGTGTCTGTTTCTTCTACAAGAGATATTTGTGTATTATTCTTAAATTTTATGAAGCTAATTTTATATATTTTACCCTTTACTAGCTTATCAGTGTCAGCAGTGAATAAAACACGCATACCATTTGTTAAATTAATACCGTCAACATTATAACCTGCACTACCTTCAATAGTCGAAAATATGTCAGTTGTAAAAGTATCAACTAAGTCTACATCTATTTTTGACTTAGTACCAAAGTTGAATAATTTTAAGCCTTTTTCAAATTCAATAATAGGTCGATTTGCACGAGAGTCTTCTAAAAGTTTCGAAGGATTGTTACTAAATCTACTACTAGTTTCAATTACTGATTTATGGAACCATCTGTTATATCTACTCCACAAGTTTCCATCTGGACTTGCACGATTGATAACAATGTAATCTTTTTTGCTTGGATATCCTAGTGCTTCACTAAATGGATAAAAATCAAATCCTTGGGCATCAAACGAAACTTTTATGTTGTCAGTGAAAGTTCCACTAACTGTTAGATCATCTTGTCTAACTAGTTTAATTTTGTCACCAACACCTTCTACATACCATTGACCAGATGCATATTTTGCTGGAGTAACTTCACCTGCAAATTCTACTTTCATGCCGTTTGATAAATCAAAACCTGTACTAGTTGTATAGGTTCGTTTACCTAAAATTTCTGCTTCAACATTAATTGCTGTATTTTCCTCAATGTCAAAAATTTGCATGAAACCAGATACGTTAGGATCATTTTTAGAAATATAATATAGTGAATCTGGTGCTGTATCAGGAATTGTAAATTCTATAATTCCTTTTTCAATATATACTGTTGTAATTGTATTGCCGTCTTCGTCGGTTTTGCTTACACCTGTACTATATATTAACGATGTGTTTGTTGCATCTCCAAATTGTACACTAGCTAATGCTTCTGCTTGTGATACCGGATCTACAATGAAGCCACCTGCATCATATGCTGTACCGTCTTGATCATACAACACAACATCAAAAACTCCAGAACTACGAACACCTTCTGTAGTTTCTACAATTACCGCTTCACCTGGTGTAAAACTTTTCTTTGTAGCAAATGCTAATGGGTGATTAGGAGTATCTATACTAAATCTGTATTTTTGTCCTCTATACAACTTTAGAGTTGGATTATTTGTTAAACCATCAGGAGAAAATACGTAAGTTACATTATCAACATTTTGTCCTAATCCAATAGAATATGTACTTACTATGTCTTTTGTTTGGCCCACAATAGTAAGCAAGTCTGGACCATTAGGTAACCAATAGTATTCTCTATAATTTGTAAGTTTATCCCAATCAATATGAGGATTCCATGCATATTCTTCTTGAGCATTTAACCTACTATGGTTAACTGTTGATCCGCCTAGATTTCCCACTGTGTTGATATAATCAACATAGTCTTTATAGTATGTAACATTACCTAAATCATCTTTTATAATCGAAGCTGGTTCAAATTGATAATTTTCTCTATCAGATGTTACTGCGCCTATATAATTATCTTTAGCAGTAAATGCTTTACTTACTTTGCGTCCAAGATATCCATTTAACTTTTCTGCAACTCCTGGTTGTATAAGTTGATCTAATGTACTAGATAAGAATTTTTTATTATGCGGTGTTCTAAAATACCTAGGTAGATGATCTTCACTTTTTCTTCTAATAGTGTCGTTACCACCTGGAAGCGGCGATTCAGATTGATCGTTATCGTATGACATTAGTAACTACTACCTCCGCTACTGCTACTGCTACTGCTACTGCTACTGCTACTGCTTGTACTGCTTGAAGAAGAGCTTTGAATACCTGTATTTGCAGATATGCTGTTTTCAGTGATTGTGCCCGATGCACTTATTTTAGTTGCTGTTATTGCATCTATAATATCCAAATCATCAACTGTTGCTCCGCTAATAAAGACTTCGTCTACTTCTGATTTTATTTCGTAAAGCGAACCAAAAGTTTGTGTTGCTTGTGTTGGAACAATAATAAATGTAACAATATCAGGCGATAATTCATTCATTACATATGTTGATAATTCACTGAAGTAAAAAGTTTCGCCGAACTCCCAATTCTCTAATGCAAAGAATTGGTTAATAGAACTAATAACTCTACTTTTTATATCATTATTATTTAAAACTAAATCAGGATTCTTAACAATTTTAAAAGATGCTTGTAAATCTAAACTAGCCTTATTGCCAAATAATATTTTATATTTTACTGGATGATAAATTACTTCATCGCTTAAAGATTTTATTTTATTAATTTCTATACCGTACGACTGAAATAAATTATCGCTTGACGGCGCTAAAGGTTTTGTTGTAATAGTTCCGTCAATATATTGTCTAAAACTTGTATCATACGATCTAGTCAACAAATATGTATCAATTATATTACTTGAACTAGGATCGATACGTGTATTATCATCTGCCGCGTGTACATATTGATATTTAAGTTTATCTCTTCCTATATATGCTCTGTAATTTGTTAGTAATCCTAAAGTACCAAGTGTAGAATCATACTTTTTAAATATATCACTGTCTACAAGATAAAATATTTGTGCATTTGTGTAAGCACTTAAGGCCCCAACAGACGCTTCGTTTTGTTTAATAACAATGTTTTCTATTGCATTATCAACATAATTATAATCATCTACACCGTCAGTTGTAGTGATCTTTTTTTGGAATACATATTTAGTAAGAGGATTCGTATCTTCATCCACAATAACATCAAAAATTTCAGGATCATCAACTACGCCGTCATCGTCTTCGTCAAAGAATGTAACTTCTACTTTTTTACTGTTAACATAACCTTCAGCATCTCTGTATTCTGCTGTGATCTCAAAATCCATATCAACAGTAAAACTATTAACACTATCTGGTTTATTGTTATTATTCAAAACTGTAATTTTATCTTTGACAATTTTGCCTGTTAGACTATTATAAATTTTGTCACTACTATCAAAATAGAATCTTATTTCTTGATCGCTTTCAAACACATACCGACTTGCTTTTGACTCAATGGTGTATGTTTCGCCGTCGTTAGTAAATTTTAATAACCAACTTGCATCTAATTGTTGATTTGTATTATCACCAGTTTTACCTGTGTTAAACTCTCCTGTTGCATTTAGGTTGTTTTCGGTAATTACACGCCACTGTCCTAGATTTATATCAAATCTCAATCCAAATGTTTTGTATGCAAATATTTGATCTATAACTTGTGTTTTTACATCTTGTTCTAAACTTTGTGCTAGAAAAGGTTTTATTTCTACAAGTTTTGCAGTGCTTGGTATGACATCGTTAAACACCATTGGTCCTGAACCGTCTGCATTTACAATAGTTCCGTTTCCTTCTACACTTACCACCTTGACCCATTTATACGTACGAGAATTTAAATGATCAGCTGCTCCATTCATAAGAGTTCCGTCCGGCATAAAATGTTTTCCGGTTGGTGCAATAAATTTTAAACTTGTTCCTGGTCTAATTAATTTTAAAATACTAGTTGTAAATGTACCGAGCAACTGCTTTATACCATTTACATTTTGTAAATAACCTGTGCTTAGGTTTGTATCTTTGGTAGACTGCACCCAGGTTATGTTTAGATCGTCAGTATCTACTTTAGGATATTTTACAAAATAATAGTTCCGCATTGCTTTGCTTGTTAATATAGGTTCAATATTATTTAAAATCACGCCAGAAACATCTGTTTGTGTTAAAAATGTAAACTTATTTTTGTTGGTAATAATTTCTTTATATATTATTCCGTCTGTACCAAATAAATTAGTTTTACTATATTTTCCGGTTGCATCTAACAAATCAAAATATCTGCTGATGCCGCTTGCAATTCTATTTACTGATTTAGTCTTTATTATTTCTTGACTAACACCCAATGGTCCAATTTGGTAATCTTCGCCGGTAACCAGTCTATTTTGTGTATAATAAGTTGCAGGCGCTCTTTGTCTAATATTAGCATTTGTTTCTGAAACTGTTGCGTTGTCAACAGTTTCTTGCAGGCTATAAGTGATGCTTATAGTTTCAATTTTTCCAGACTTTGATGCATAAGGAATATCAATACTAATTCCACGCATGTCCTTAGGATCAACTACAAGTCTTGCATTTTTACTTGTTCTATAATATACCCTAAAGTTGCCTTGTGGTAAATTTCCAAATACGCCGTCTGAAAAGATTAAACTTACTCTATCATCTATTCTAGTTAGTACACTAAAAATGTTTCTTATATTTTTAGACAAACTATTATAGATAACATTATTACCTTCAGTTGCTTCTACTTTTGTCCATTGTTCAATTTCGTTTCCAAAACTATCTAATTTATAAAGCCATAAATCAGTGTTGTTGACATTTGTAGCATCAACTGCTACTGTTTGATTAGAACTAGGATTTGAAACATTAAAAGTACCTTGATCTAAAGTACCTTGTCTAAAGTGGCAGAAAAATCCTGTATTGCTACTTGCAGGTCCACGTCCGTCATCTCTGTACAAAAATGCAAAGTTATTTCCCGGAAAAGGAGCTTCTTCTAATATTGTTCCTGCATCTATATCTGTAGATACTACTTCAAATCGTGTAGTTGAACCGTCTACGGCTTTAGAAAAACTAAAAGCTGGAACATCTGCGTTGGTAGAATTAAATCTATATTGCTGTGTAGGAATACCGTTTACAATTTCTTTTTTTACAGGTCTTCCAAAAGTACCATTTACAGGCAGAGCCGCATTTAAAACTTTTGTAAATTGTTCGTTCCAGTCTGGATTAGAAGGATCATTCCATAAAATTGTTTGAGTTTCTAAATTTATGTTGTTACTGTCAAATAGTGTTTCAGTTGTGCTAACACTTTCTATTTTAAGTAAACCGTTAGCGGCAACATTTCTTTTTGGATTATAGGAAAGCAAACGTGCTAAACGTAACACACTTTCCCTACGTTCTGCTGTTTCTAAGAAGTTTTCTCTTGCATTTAAATCAACTCTAAATGCTAGGTTTTGTCCTAAAAATGCAATTAAGTCAATTATTGCAAGATATTCGCTTGAGTCAATATAATCATTAAAGTCTTCTGGATAATTTTCTCTAAGATAAGAGATCATAGTCCGACGCAAATTGTCGAAATCATAACTTTGGAAATCAGCATTTTTATAAGACTGATATATGCGTTTCCAGTCTTCTGCTACTAATAATCTATTTTGTCTATCTGTTGATGACATATGTCTTCCTTCTATAACGTATTTAGCTCAATGAGTAATGTACGTATATTATTATGTATTCAAAAAGCCTGCATTTTGATCAAATGTTAATTTCATATTTTCTGAAATATTATAAGGAAGATAAACAAGACTAACCTCTATTTGCAGGCCACTTTCGTACTGATCTACTGTAATGTTGTTTACTTTTACTCTTGGATCATAATTAACAATGTTTGACACATTTTCAATAATTGCATTTTTCATATCACCAGTAAAAGGTTCAAAAAGTGCGTCCCAAATAATTGTTCCAAATTCAGGATCGCTAAGTTTTTCGCCTTGTCTAATATGAAAATGATTTAAAATATCTTGTTTTATAAGTGAAAGATCATACAACACCTTAGAGGAGTTTCCTTCATTTACAGTGCTTATTCCTCTATAAGTACGAGAACCAGGAATGTCTGCTCCCACACTTTTTTTGTCCTTTACCCTTATTTGTTTATAAAGTTGTTTTTCTAAATTGCTCATATCGTATTTACCTTACCTTCCTTTACGGAATGTGTCTGCTACTTTTTTGTATTCAGCTGTAAAATTATTTCCTGTGTTGTCTACTGTGTTTCCTGCTGTGGGATCAGCATCCGTTTTAGCTGGTGTGAATTCTCTAGGATTCAAATTCTCATGTGACATCCATGGTTCGTGTTGAGGTGTACGTAGAGGAACGTCTGCTGTTTTAGCTGTAGGTCCATTCATGTTTATTCCGTCAGGTGCTGTTTCAGTATGTGTTTTAGAATTAATATGTGTACCTTCTCCTGCTGTTATTCTGCCGTCTTTGCCAGCTTTTAAACTTATATTTCTTCCGGCTTTCATAATAATATCTCTATCCGCTGTAATGTTTAAATCATTTTTAGTGTGTATACTAACACTATCATTAGCAAAAATATCTATCTTACCTTCGGCGGTCATTTCTATCCAAGTTGACCCTTTTGCATTTCCAATATAAATTAAATCTTCAGTATTATGCATTAGGATTTGATGGCCTGTTCTAGTACGCCATCTTGTCAATTCATTATGAGGCAAAGTAACGTCACCTACTTCATCTTTTTCTACACTAGAATATTCTGGTGGTCCTGCTGTTGGTCCACTAGAAGGTGTTTTCCTAAGTAACATAGGATCGCCATCATCCATTACAAAAGTAGTTCCTCCTAGCCTATTAAAAGGAACTTGACTTCGACCAAAATTTTCTCCGTAATTTGCTGTAGGCTTACCTTGGCGTCTGTCGGCAGGTCCGGGAGTACTCCAACCAAACACCATGCTAGGAACTTCTCGTCTTGCACTAGTAGTAGTTGTACCTCGTGTAGTATCTCCTGATAAACCTTGTGTGTCTAATACATTGCAAGTATCTGTATCGCAAGGTTTGATGTATTTTGTAGGATCTCTACCTGTTGCAGTTTCAAGTGCTTTATTATATTCACCAACAGGTTTAGGTGAAGTATTATCTTCTGCATTGTAAGTTGTAGAAGCTCTGCCTGGTAACATAAAGTTCATATACTTGTCTTGAACACATCCAATCCAATACCCAAATCCATAACTTTCTTCCATTGCAAGCACAACTACCTTTGTGCCAACATCGGGTGGAATAGCCCATATGCCATAACTTTTTTGTGTGTTGTCAAATCCAGGATTAGGCTTAACACCATCACGCGGAGTAACTCCGTAAAAAGGACTTACATAATAACATGGCATTAAATATCCGCTTCCACCTTCAGGATTACCTGCATCATTTAATTTTAGTATTTCAACTTCAATTGCACCCATATATTCGCTGTCTAAATGATTCACAATTCTGCCTATGTAAGGCCCAGATGTTTCCATCCAGTCAGGGCGATTAGTTCTTGAAAATTGATTCTTGCTCATTTATTAATCCTATATTTGGTCATTGCCGCCGAATTGATCTGATGTGCCTTTGCTTTGGTTGGAATTTGCATCTGCAGCATCATCAACATACTCAGTGTAAATTTTGTTATCTTGTGTAGTAGGTTCGCTGTTAGTATCCCTGCCTTCTTGATTACGTCTTCTAATTAATTTTAGTTGTTGGTTAAATACGCCTCCAGATAAACTAGACATACAAAAAAGGACTTGATACACTCCGCTAAATGCACCTACTGGTTTTGTGCCATTTCCTGGAAATTCCATAGTTCCGTCTTGATTATAATCTAAAGGTGTTCTAAAATTTACTAATATGTCAACTTCCGAACTTTGATAATCCATTGTACCGTCTTCGGTTAAATTAATTATAGGTGTTTCTGCAGCATTATAATTTCCCATACCACTATCTGTAATATAATAAGGATCTCCCCAAATAGTCATATTTGCTGTAACCAAGTCAGTATTACTGTTAACCAAAGCATCATTAAAATCTCTTGCAATTGATTCTTTTGTGCGTTCAGGTAATCCGCCCTTGCCTGTAGATCCTGGTTTAATAACTTCTTTAGTTGTAGCATTACCGCTGTTACTTAGGTTGTCTGTGTCGCCCGAAGCAGGCTTATACGAAGGATGTCCTGGTGATAATCCAGGGCTTTCACTTTTCTCTTCTTTTGTCCCTGATTTATTCTCGCCTCCAAATGGCATAATACTTGTAAAAAATGCTTTATCAAACTCTAGATTGAATTCTAAAACATCATCGTTTTTACCAGTATAAATGTAATTATACTCTTTACAACACTGTGCTTCTAGAGATTTTAAACCTGGGCTAGCCTTTGTTGGCGGCATATATCTGTTAATATGCGCTTTGTAAGGTACTACCCTAAAAACGTATAATTTAGGAAACTGACCCGTTAAGTCCATTTGCTCGTAATTTGTTATATCGTAAACATCTGTTTCGATCTTAAACCAAGGGATCATTCCATTTGCATCTGGTTCGGCTTCTGATATTCGTCTACCGTAATCACTCAAAATAATAATTTCTTCGATAATATTTTGTATTTTAGATCCACTTTTAAATGTTAGGTCTCTACCTTTATTACTAATAGTAATATTACCTCTTTTAAAAACGCCGGTACTAACTGTAGTAGTCCTATTTCGGTTTGGTGGACCACCTGTTGATGTTGTTGTTTTAGTTTCTTCTACAAATTTTGGCCTACCAAAAGGTTGTTTCCCTCCGTTTAGATATGATTCTATAAGATCAGATTTTCCTATGTCATTTATGTTTTCGGGATTTTCAGCATTTTTTCTAACTGCTTCACCTATTCCTGAACGTTTTACAACAATGCCTAAAAGTTTACTTAATTCAGCATCAAAATCTGCAGGTACGTTGCTATCTTCGTTACCAGTTATACTTTGGAACAACTTTAATTTTTCACTATCGGTAATTTCGCGCTTGCCACCTTCGCCTGAATTCAGTTCAGGATTAGTGGTTGCTTTGCTAGCCTCAGTGTTTTGTCCTAATAATTGTTCTTTAGCTGATGCACGTTCTGTAGGAAAAGTTATAATATATTCGTCAACTGCTACAACTTGCTTTTTTTCTAATTTTTTCTGTTCATACTCATTAAAAGTTGACATCAAACTTTTCGCGCCGCTTTGTAACAATTCTTCCACTGTTCTTCCGGTAATAGTGATATCTGTCTTTGTGCTTTGTACTTGATCTGCTAGTCCTTGTTCGTGCCAAGGAATAGCTTTTACGTTGTAAACACTTCCTCCTTCAGTAACATTAAAATCTATGTTTACAATTTTAATAGGAAAAATTCTACGTAAATTTGGTTTAGAAATATAATTTCCGTTATTATCCCATCCTTTAAATTCTAATGTCAGAACATATGGTGCTTCAAGATAGTTTTTATATTCTGCTTGCACTGCTGCTACTTGAAGTGTTTGCAAAAACATTCCCATGCTATATGGTTCAGTAACTTTAAAATCTAATGAAACTGCATTTGTTTGTTTTGTTTTTGTGTTGTTACCAATAATTGCATTTGTTTCAAAATCATCTATATAATATTCAATTTGTCCTTTGGTTTCAAAAATAGTAGTTGCTTTTTGAGGTAGGCCGCCGCCGGACCTAGTAATCATTATTTTTGGATCTGTTTTCCTATATGTTTCATCAGGAAAATTGACTTCATATGTACTAAGAACTCCTAAACCAAGGATATAATTATAACTGGCAAAATCTCTAAGTTCATTTGGAAATGGAGGACCTTGTTTTGTAGTTACCCCTAACATTTTTGCAAATTTTTGTAGTTCTGCATTTTCGTATTGCAACTGAGTTCTATAATCTAAAGGTATTTTTAAAACAGGGTCAACCGCGGCAGATAATTTATCTGTAATTGCGCCGTCAATCGAATCTGCTATTGCATTTACATTTATATTAGAGGAAGTTTGAAACGCTTTAGAAACGTCGTTTGCTTTTGACTCAGCAAAATCTTGTAAAGATTTACCTGCTCTAGTAGCTTGATCAATTAAATTTTGCGGAGAAAATTTACTAGTCATTTATATGCCTAGCAATCTTTTTAAATTGCCACCTTTAGGTAGGTATATTTCTACGCCTGCTTCAAAATCATATACAGGATCTTTAATTGTGTTAATATTACGCTGTGCAAATACCCACCAAAGTTTATGATCTCCGTATAAGTCGTAAGCAAGTAGATCTGGCCTATGAGTATACTGTACCTGTATTACATATGGTATATCATCCGATTCAGCAGGAATAGGACGTATTCTTAAAATATCAAGATACTGACCGTTTTTAGTTTTAGTATCTTTCCATGGACTGTTTGCTGTATATTTTGCCATTAAATAAATCCGCCCTTCCCAACGTATCCGCCATTTACAAAGTTATCTAAACTAAATGACTCAACTGCACGCCTGCTATATATTGGCTGTACTGTTGCTTGTATATTACTACGTGTAGGTACCCAAGCACCGTTTGGACCGTATCCAGGAACTTTAATATAATCTACATCAGATCCTAATTCAATAGCAAACGTTTGTACAATTACCGGAACATCTTTAAACACATAATCACCGTAACCATTTAGTCTTACTACAGGGGGAGGAGCACCTACATTACTTGTTTTTCCATAGGACATTTTAGTAATACTTCTTAAATAATGCACTGCAGCTAACCAATATTGTCCTTCATAGTTATTTTCAACATAAAAGTCACCAACAATACTAAATGCATCCACTTTGGAGTTTTGATAAGCAAAAAAAGGATAATTACTATGTACAGGCTGAATTTGACTGTAATTAGCTGAATGTGTAATGTAAACTTGCGGAGTGTATGGCCACACTAAACCATCAGTGTCAATAAGTGGTTTTAACATACTACTACCTGCAAAGTTTTTAGGTAAGGATAATTTGACTCGCCAATCTGGATTAGCATCACCGCTTGTTGCTTGGATAAATTCGAACTCTTCAGGTTCAGCATCAGGTAATAATCCAAAAGATCTTAGAGCTTTGCCAAAGCCACTAGATTGCACAAAATCTTCAACTCGTTGTGCAGCACCTGCGGCTAATCCTTTAATGTTTTCAGATCCGGCAAATGCTTCTACTGCTGCCGCAGGATCTAACGAACTACGTGCATTAGCTGCTCTTTCTGCTATTTGTGCGGGATTTGGTGGTGTTCCTCTACCGCTATTAATTGGTCTACCATTACTGTCAGTTATTGCCATAAAAAATTCCTATTTATATAAAGTATTTAGTTGACTTTATTAACATAGTAGTTTATAATATACATAATTAATCGGAGAACCTATGAGAAAAGTCAATTACTTAAACAACAAAGATATATTAAAAGAAATACATAAATCAAAAGCTACTTTTTGTAGTTATGTGGATACAGACTATAATCAGTACGATGTGATTTT